TATTGCTGAAGCAAAGATTCTTGGTTGGCCTTTAGAGAAGTTTTTGGCTGAATGGTGTAGTCGAGGTAGCCAAGGTTTGAAAGCAGAATGGATTGTTAAGCCAAACCCTGCTGACAAGGTGAGGCTCACTGTTGCGTCATCAAATGAGCCTGACCCTGCTTTACTAAAGATTGCAGAAGATGCGAAAAAAGCAGCACCTATTCCGCTAGAAGTATTGGCTAGGATGGCTCAAATAAGGGGAAGAGCGTGATCCACTATCACGGCTTGCCAATAACTCCTGCCACAGTAGCTGTTAAAGCAATTGAAAATGGTCATGCGTTTGTTTCGTTTGCTCATTCTGACCAGCTTTCTATAGCAATTGAGGTGTGTCAGTCTTTCGCCATAGACAATGGAGCATTCTCTGCCTGGCGATCTGGCAATCCAATCCAAGATTGGCAACCTTTCTACGATTGGTCACTTAATCTCAAAAAAGTACCTTCTTGCGACTTTGCAGTAATTCCTGACGTTATTGATGGGACTGAAGCAGACAACGATGCTTTGCTGAAAGATTGTCCGCTGCCGACATGGTTTGGCGCACCAGTTTGGCATATGCATGAATCTTTAGAGAGACTTGAACAACTTGCAAACACCTATGTGCGGGTCTGCATTGGTAGTTCTGGGGAGTTTTCTACAGTAGGAACATCTAATTGGTGGGTCAAGATGGGGCAAGCCATGAGAGTTATTTGTGATGACATGGGAAGACCTGCTTGCAAACTGCATGGTTTAAGGATGCTAGACCCTGCAATCTTTACCAAATTACCATTTTCATCAGCAGACAGTACCAATATTGGCAGAAATGTTGGCATTGATGTGCATTGGAAGCATGGCAATTATCTGCCACCAACCAAAGAAGCCAGAGCGCAAGTCATGCGTTCTAGGATCGAGGCATTCAATGCCCCTTCACAATGGAATTTTTATCAACCAATGGAACAAGAAACACTTTTATGATTTTTGCTTTAATTGCATATGCTGTGGCAATGGTTGCCGCAAACCTTTTAGTGGCTACATTTGGGCCAGCAATCAGCCCAATAAACGCATTTTTACTGATTGGACTTGATCTGACGCTGAGAGATTGGCTTCATGTTCGACTCAAAACATGGCAAATGGGTGGATTGATAGTGGGAACAGGTGCTTTGACCTATTTGCTAAACCCTGCGGCAGGAATGATTGCGGTAGCTTCTGCGGTGTCATTCTTAGTGGCGGCTTTGGTAGATTGGGCAGTTTTTGTAAAAACCACAGGCTCATGGATTAAACGAGCAAATGTTTCAAATACTGCTGGCGCTGCCGTTGACTCTCTGTTGTTTCCGACTATTGCATTTGGTGCTTTGATGCCTGAAATTGTGGCACTTCAGTTTGTAGCCAAGGTATCTGGTGGTGCTATTTGGTCTTATGTTTTAGAAAAGAAGCTAAAGCATGAACTACTTTGAAGCTATGAGACTGCTAGACAGAGTAAAAGAGGGTGTCCCTTACCCATTACACCTGATAAACAAAGCATTGGAGTTAACTGGTGACTTGGAGTAGAAGAAACATTCAAGGCCCAAGCGATAGAGTAATTCTTGAGCAAGCCGAGGCAAGAGAGCTTTATCGTAATTGGGAAGGCAGTAAAAATCGTGATCTCATTCGTGCGAGATTGGAGAGAGCCGAAAGAATCTATGGCACTGGCGCAAGAGATCGCATAAGGGAATATATGAACCGAATCAAAGATGGGACACTTCTATGACTTTCATGGTCACTTTCAAAGTAGACGCTAACCCTGTTGGCAAACAAAGGGCTAGATACGTCAAGAGGGGAAACTTTGTGCAAACTTACACCCCTGAGAAGACAAGAACCTATGAGACTTTAATCAGGGATTCTGCAATCGAGGCAATGGGTAGCTCAGAACCATTGGAAACCCCTGTGAGCCTTTATCTCTACATTCGAGTGCCAATCCCTAAGTCATGCACCAAAAAGCGGTTAGAAGCCATTGATAACGGGTCAGAGAAGCCAACAAAGAAGCCTGACGCAAGCAATATCCTCAAGAGCGTAGAAGATGGCATGAACGGGGTTGTCTACCATGACGACTCGCAGATCATAAACATCCATGTAACCAAGGTTTATTCGAGTCTGCCAGGTGTTGATATTTGCGTTAAGGAGTGTTTGGAATGAGCAACCCATTTAAAATTATTGAGCCAACTTGTATCAGCTTCTCAGGAGGCAGAACATCGGCATTCATGCTTTACAAGGTTTTAGAGGCTCACCAGATGAGCCTACCGCCCGAAGCAATTGTCTGTTTTGCCAATACAGGCAAGGAAGACCCAGCGACTCTAAAATTTGTCCATGATTGCGAAACCCATTGGGGAGTACCAATAACTTGGATTGAATACGATGGGGTAGACGAGGTCAAAGATCGATGGAAGATCGTTAACTACCAAACCGCAAGCAGAGAAGGGCAGCCTTTTGAGGCAATGGTTGAGCGCAAAAAGTATTTGCCAAACACATTTGCTAGGTTTTGCACCCAAGAACTCAAGATATTGCCCATCGATAAGTACATGAAAAGCCTGGGTCATGAGGAATATGTGACTTTTGTCGGCATCAGAGCAGATGAGCAAAGGCGTGTTGCCAAGATGAAAAACAACAAAGACATCAAAGAAACACCACTTGCGACCGCAGGGATTGGCGTTAATGATGTCCTTGATTTCTGGTCTAAGCAGCCATTTGACCTTGATACTGTGACTGTCAATGGGAACTCATTGTTGAGCAATTGTGATCTTTGTTTTTTGAAAAAGGCAGATCATTTGATGGGGCTGATTATCGACAAACCCGAACGGGCAATTTGGTGGGCAAACATGGAGAAAAAGGTTGGTGCTAGGTTTAACCAGGCACACCCAAGTTATGTTGACATGATGCACTTCAATGCCAAACAACATGGCTTGTTTGATCCAGATGAGGAATCAATAGCGTGTTTTTGCGGAGATTAAATTGAAAAAGAACATTATCGAAGCAATGACACAAGTCGGAGCTGGCACTATTTTAATTTTTTGCTCAAACCTACTGGTTTTCAAAATTCTAGGCATTGAAGCATCAACAACAGACAACTTATTGTTGGTAGGCATCAACACAATTGTTGCTTTTGGAAAGTCATTTGCTGTTCGATCTTTTTTTGAGAAATTAGGGTAAATCCCTATGGTATTACGCAAGCGATTAGGTAAGATTTAATTTTTAACAAGGGTGAATATTATGAATACATGGGAATTTGATACGACAGTAGGTGCGGGTAGCGAAGTCGTAACAGTCGTTTACGAATACGAGCAAGACCTAGATTCCACCTTCAACGAGTCTATTCGTGAGGTTTGGTTTGAGGGTCGCAACTGCATCGGTTTGTTTAGCGATGAGTCTTTTAAAGAGTTGGAGTGTGAAGCGGCAATGCGGTTTCAGCATCACAAACTCAACTACAAAATGGAGGATGTATGACCATAGAAGGCATTATCCGCATGGCAAAGCAGGCAGGGTTTGCTGATGAAGAAATTGATACTTGTCAACAGATATTGATTCACTTTGCCAAACTGGTAGCAGAACAAGAACGTGAAGCCTGTGCAAAAGTGTGTGATGTACTGGCATACCATCCTGAATTTGCTTCTGATGTAACTAAGTTGGCGGCTATGGCAATCCGAGCAAGGAAACAAGCATGACTAGAGAAGACATCATCCGCATGGCAAAAGAGGCTAGGTTTTACATTCAAGACGATGAGGCTAACAGTTCATCTGATAAAGAAGACTTTAAGTTAACCGAACATCTTAAAAATGATTTAACCGAACACCTAGAACGCTTTGCTAAACTGATAGCAGAGCATGAACGCAATGAAATAATCGAAATTTTGGATGCTTCAACTGGCTATGTTCACATGGATGCGATAAGGGAAAGGGGGCAATAATGAACGAACCCACTAAGGCTATCCAATATCTAATCGATACCGCACCTTTATATGCAAAAAGCAAGGCTGACCGCATTTTTTTAGATGAATTTCGCAAATCACGCAAGGCACAACTTCAAAGCCAGGCAGGGACTGAAGTACTTGGAAAGCAGGAAACCTATGCCTATGCTCATGCTGACTACATTCAAATTTTAGAAGGTATTAGGGAAGCTGTGGAAAGGGAAGAGCGTTACCGCTGGCTTATGACTGCAGCCCAAGCTAGAATTGAAGTCTGGCGAACCGAGCAATACTCTGCCCGTATCGAGCAAAAAGCTACCCAATAATGCAATCAAAAAACAAACCCAAACCAAGCGCAGGGGAAAGGCTGCACATAGCCAAAATTAAACTCATGCCATGCATTATTTGCGACTCACCACCACCGAGCGAATGCCATGAAATAAACCAGGGGCAATGGTTTACATCAATGCCACTATGCGCAGATTGCCATCGTGGAAGCTTAAACGGGATACATGGGCAGCGCAGATTGTGGAACGTCTACAAAATGGACGAATTGTCAGCATTAAATGAGACGATCCGCAGAATATGCGAAGAGATACCCCTAAAAAGCATTAAAAACCCGTTCTAAGCGTTTTTTATGATCGGTGCATAGTAGGGTAGCATAAACCAAAAAAAAGCCCGTAAAGGCTTAAATTTTAGGCAACAAAAAACCCACCGAAGTGGGCTGTAGGTTTAACGTTTACCGCTGAGTATTCGCAAAATTAGAGCAAGGCAAGCATAGATCATAAAGCCCCTTAAATTTGCTTAAGCTTTATTACACGAGCCATTTTTAGCCCATGCGCTGGGTATGCAATCAATGGCACATCCTTAGACCAGCAAGCTCTGCAGCCGTTACAGTTACCCCCATGCAAATAAGCTTCGCATAATTGAACCCCTTCCCTTGCTTGAAATGTGGCAACATCTGGGCCAATAACCGATCCATGCAAACCCTCGATATATTCGCCCTGGATAGAGTCGCTGGAAAACCTAACCTTAACATTAGGCAGAGCTTCCATTTGTGCGAAAACATGGGCAAATTTGGGAAATTTGTGCATTCTGGTGGGCAGCCAGTGGTTCACCCATGGGGTTTGAATCATAA